GGAGCAAAAAATGCCTGAAAAGATTATTTCTTCTTGTGGTTGCGTCTTCTGTGACTTAGGCTACGCTCAAGTAGTTTTTCTTGGTGTCAAGAAGCATAAAATCATGAGAGACAATAAAGTTCTCTATGTTGCATGTAGGCGAAATACAGGAGTAAAAAATGCCGAGTCTTAGTCAACACGTCAGCACAACCACCACCAAGCTCTTAATGATAGGGGATTCAGGTGCAGGTAAAACGTCTGCTCTTGCGTCACTGGTCGAGGCGGGGTATAAGCTTCGCATATTGGACTTTGATAACGGACTCGACTCCCTTGTCGCCCAAGTCCGACGACGCTGCCCCGACAAGGCCGATAACGTCTCCTTCGAAACTCTCCGTGATAAATACAGAGGATCAGGAGCCGGTGTCGTGCTTGACGGAGCACCTCGAGCCTTCATCACCGCCATGCAGTTGTTAGACAAGTGGGGCGAACTCGGTCGACCAGCTGATTGGTCCCCTGATACAGTCGTCGTGATCGACTCGCTCACGTTCTTGTCTCAGGCCGCGTTCAACCACGCCAACGCCTTGAACCCAACAGCCAAGGACAAGCGAGCAATCTTCTACTCCGCTCAAGAGGCGATTGAACACACACTCGCGATGTTGACTTCGGAGTCGTTCAAGCCAAACGTAATCGTGATCGCCCATATGACTTTCCTCAATCGGCCTGACGGCACGACTAAGGGCTTCCCCGTTGCAGTAGGGCAGGCCTTGTCCCCCAAGATCGCGCCTTATTTCAACTCGGTCGCTCTGGTCGAGTCGTCAGGCTCCGGACAGTCCATCAAGCGCGTAATGCGGACTGTCTCCACCCCCTTGATTGATCTCAAGAACCCGGCCTCGTTCGAGTTGGCCGAGTCCCTGCCGATCGATCAAGCCTTGGTCACGTTCTTCCGAACTGTCCAAGGTTCGTCCAACGTAGTGAAACTCGCAAAGTAGGAACATCAAATGACAGACTTTCAAGACATCCTGAACAAGCCTCTCACAGACATCGATCGTCCGAAGCCCTATCCAGTCGGCACCTACACTGCCCTCGTTGAGGGACTCCCGAAGTTCGAGAAGGTCGGAGAGAATCAGACGAACTGCGTCGATTTCACTCTCCGCTTCCTCAGCGCGGGAGAGGACGTTGATCAGGCCGCCCTTCAAGAGGCTGGTGGGATCAACGGCAAGACGATCCGTCATCGAGTCTTCTTGACTGAGGACTCGGCGTGGCGGGCGAAGAAGTTCTTGGCTGATGACCTCGGGATTGAGGGTGCCACGAACCTCACTCAGCTCATCAACCAGGCTCCGGGCCGTCAGTGCCTCATCACAATTCGTCACCGCCCTGCAAAGGACGGGTCTGTTGTGTACAGTGAGATCGCCCAAACGGCGAAGCTCTAGTTGAGTCCGGGGGCTGACACAGGTTACGCATTGTCAGCCCCCACCTAATTGCCCACTGGACAGGTGGCCTAATAACAGTCCAGAGCCTGTGGCTGAACAGCGACTCCTCGGCGCGACAGGCATTTTTTTCATGGGAGGAAGAAATGACTTCATCACAGTTCCAATCCGTAGCTGTCGCCAAAATTGTCTCGAACCGAGACGAGCGCCAGCGAAGTGAACTCGAGGACATCGACGTTCTCGCGGACTCGATCAGGCGTCTCGGCTTGATCCATCCGCTCGTTGTGACTCGAGACTTCACCCTTGTATCAGGCGAGCGCAGGCTAACAGCCGTCCAAAGCCTCGGCTGGAGCCACGTCACCGTCCAGTATCAAGATGAGTGCGAACCGGAGTTGTTACATGCAATCGAACTCGAGGAAAACGTCAAGCGTAAGGAACTTCCTTGGCAGGATGAGTGCAAAGCGGTTCAAGAGTATCATCAACTACGCTCGTCGCAGGAGCCGAAGTGGTCTATGGAACAGACGGCCGAGGCACTTGGTCTTACTCAGCCGGAAGCTTCGGCGCGGATAACTGTCGCCAAGGAACTCGCCAATCCCAAGTCAATGGTTCATGCTGCGCCTCGATACACAACAGCGGTGAACATCACCCGACGAGTGAGTGAGCGAAAGGCGGCTGCGGAGCTAGATAAGATACTCGATTACGTCGAGCCCGATCGAGCCCGAGATACAATCATCAACACCAGCTTTCTAAAGTGGGCTCCCGAGTACACCGGCCCACTGTTCAACTTTCTCCATTGTGACTTTCCATACGGCATCGACGCTCACAAGTTCGGCAGCGCCTTTGTCGGAGGCCGGGTCCACGGAGACTATCAAGACACCAAAGAGAACTATGTCGAGCTAATCAAATGTCTCCTCGATAACATCGACAAGATCATGAGTGATCAAGGCCATATGATCTTTTGGTTCTCGATGCATCACTACGCTGAGACGCTCGCTTTGCTTTCGTCAGAGTTTTGGGTCGATCCGTTCCCGCTGATCTGGCACAAGTCCGACAACGCTGGAAACGCCCCTCGTCCACAGCATCAAGCCCGTCGCATATACGAAACCGCCTTCTTCTGCTCTCGAGGCGATCATCCAATCGTAAAGATCGTCTCGAACCACTTCTCCGCATCCACCGTCTCAGATCGCCACATGAGTGAGAAGCCCGTGACCATGCTCACTCATTTCTTCAGGATGCTCGTCGATGGCCACACCTCGATGCTCGATCCTACAGCCGGATCGGGTTCTGCGTTGCGTGCTGCAAAACGGCTGGGAGCTGCCCGTATCGTCGGGCTTGAGATTGACCCACAATTCGCACTCGAAGCAAACAAAGCCCTAACAGAGGATTCAGTAGAATGAACGCAAAGGACTACTACGGCCAGAAAATCACAGCAGCTGAGATCAATTATGAGCGTCTGCGGCTTGATTTGAGCGGCGGCAAAACCATCGACCTCTGGGACGACTATCAGCAATGCTGCGAACATCGGCACATGACAACTGACGATGAAGTGCAATCGCTGGTCGGCCACACACTGACTCGGATAGAGGTGAAGCGTGGCCCAGACATGATTACGAGCGAGTTCGGCTGCCACGAACAGGCCTTCGTCGAAGTCGGTACGGATCGAGGCTTCATCACTATAGTCAATCACAACGAGCACAACGGCTACTACGGCGGGTTCGGCCTGACTATCACAGAGAGGAACAAATGAAATATATAACAGCAGATGGTGGTGTGTGGAAAGTTCCTGAGATCGAGTTTAAGCAGGTTCAAAGAGAAATCAAAAAGCATGGTGAAGTTGACCTGAATAGGTTCGGAAAACTCATTACAACCGACTTGATACTTCTCAGTGATCTCATTGAGACAGAGAGGAACAAATGAAACTTTACTTCGCATCAGACATCAGACACGCTCGAAAGTGGATTGACTACAGAAACAAGCTGTATCCAAACATCACTGTCGTCTCATCATGGATCGACCTTATGAAAGATGGAGAGATTGTGAACCCGAAAGAGGGCCTCGTCAAAGAGTCTTGGGAAAACAATATCAAGGACGTATTACTTTGTGATGTTCTCGTTCTTTATGCAGAGCCCGGTGACTCTATGAGGGGCTCCTGCTTCGAGGCCGGTGTCGCCTTCACCCTGCGGAAGTCTATCGTCTACGTCGGTGATCTCAAGACGATCGGAACTGTCGAGTGTTGTTTCCATGCTTCGTTCCGTGACCTCGATCACTGCCTCGAGACGCTGAAGATCGAGATGTGGATGAAGAAAGGCGCAACTGTAGAACCGACGAGGAACTGATGAAACCTCCTGCACAATTCGACGAGGCCGCGATGCAGCGTATCGCTGATCGCACACGCGAGTTGATGAAACAGCGTGGTGATCTCGATGTAGAGTGGTGGTTGCTCAATAACGCACATCAAGTAGCACTGTTAGCACACTGCACATGGCTGGCCACACGAGAAGAAATGGAAAGAAATGAGATACGGTGAAATCTTCATCCTCGGTGAGGCGTGGGGCGAGCACGAGGCTCGTGAGCGTGCCCCCTTCGTTGGGCCAAGCGGCTACGAACTAACTCGTATGCTCGACGAGGCCGGTATCCGCCGCCGAGATTGTTACCTCTCGAACGTCTTCAACCTCAGACCGGAGAACAACAATGTCGAAGCACTTTGCGGGAGTCCTAGCATCCCAGACCGTGGGCCAATCTCCAAAGGGAAGTTCGTCCAAGCCAAATATGGCTCTGAACTTGATCGTCTCGTGTCCGAGTTGCGGAGCCTGCAACCAAATCTCGTTCTGGCCCTCGGAAACACTGCCACGTGGTTCCTATCAGGCACAACCGGCATCACCAAATCAAGAGGAGTTACTCAGGAGGCATCCTTATTTAAGCGAAAAGACGGAAAGCCCCAAAAATTCCTTGCCACCTTCCACCCAGCCGCTGTCCTCCGCCAGTGGGAACTCCGACCAACAGTCGTCGCCGACTTCATCAAGGCCAAACGTGAGTCCGCCTTTCCCGAAGTCCGTCGACCAAAACGAGAAGTCTGGGTCGTCGAGTCCATTGCCGATATCCGACTCGCCTATGAGACCTACCTCGTCCGAGCCAAAGAAATAGCTTTCGACATCGAGACGGCCGGAGGCCAAATCACCTGCATTGGTTTCGCCCCGAGTGAGAAGTTCGCTGTCGTTATTCCCTTCGTTGACTATCGCAAAGATGGGTGGAGCTATTGGAAGCCAGATGATGAACTCTTAGCTTGGGTGTACGTTCGAGGCATCCTAAAGCTCCCCGCAGCCAAAACCGCTCACAACGGTATCTTCGACATTCATTACCTCTGGAGAAAGATGGGCATAGTCCCACATAACTACACAACCGACACGATGCTCGTTCACCATGCACTCCAGCCGGAGTCGAAGAAGGGTCTTGGTTTTCTCGGGAGTGTTTACACGAATGAAGCGTCATGGAAACTGATGAGACAAAGCGAGAAGATTCAGGAGCGGAGGGAGAAATGAACTACTTAATCCTTCACCTCGTTCGAGGAGAACCAACCTATGATATTGCTGAAGAAGCGGAAGGGACTGAGGGCGATCCTGGACCTTGGTTTATTACTACTGGCGGTTGGCGTGCTTATCCTTATTGGGTTTGCGAGCTTCCGATACTTTTGAAAGGTTTGGTAGTGCCGCCTCCTAAAGCTCCAGAGGGTTGGCGTGACTTCATCGAGATTAAACAAGCGCCAGTTAAGCGGAAACTCGAGTCAATCAACTTAGAGGAGCTTGGACTTCTATGAAGTTCAAACGTCGTCAGGCCGTAGTCGAGGCTTTTCAGTTCGGCCACGATCCGGAGCCACCTTGGTTCAAGCAGGCGATCGAGTGGGATTGGGCAGTCATGTATCCAAATTCCGTCTGCTTACGAACCACTTACCGCTCTGTCCAGACTGTGTTTAAGGGCGACTGGATCGTTCTTGGCTACGACAACATTCCTTATGGAGTTCGTAAGAATGAGTTTGACCGGCTTTACGTTCCGCTGGAGGAAACATGAAAGTCTACCAGACCGAACACATAAGCCCTCATATGGGGGAGATGGAAAAGCAATGGGTCTACAATGGACTCGATTGCTGCGTCACGCACGAGATAAGCGGAGTGCTTCGAGAACAACTCGACGACGTGACTCGTGAAACCTATAACCTCCGCTTTGCTCTCCAAGCGCCTGTGTTGGAGATGAACCTCCGTGGAGTCTTGATCGACCTCACCGAGCGCGATCGTCTCATCAAGGACTACGAAGAGCGGACCCGCCGCTTCACCCGCCAGCTCGACCGCATCCTCATCGAGGGGATTGGCACAACGTGCAAGTGGTCCTCCCCGAAACAGCTGATGGAGCTTTTCTATGGAGTCCTCTGTATTCCCCCTGTCCGCCGACGAGGAGCGAATGGTGAAATGGCTCCGACAGTCAATCGAGGAGCACTCGAAAAGCTTACAAACTATTTCGTCGCCCAGCCAATCATCAGTCATATACTTGCGCTTCGGGAAATCCAGAAAAAGGTCGGGGTACTCAAAACACGTATTGACGCTGACAATCGTATGCGAACCTCTTTCAACATCGCGGGCACAGAGACTGGAAGATTCAGCTCGTCGATGGCTGATCTTGAGACCGGAACTAACCTTCAGAACATTGAAGAAGGACTCCGACGAATCTTCGTAGCCGATCCCGGCATGAAGTTCGCCAACGTCGATTTGGAGCAGGCCGAAAGCCGAGTCGTGGGCGCGATCTGTTGGAACTTGTTCGGCGACGGAGCGTATCTCGATGCGTGCGAGTCTGGTGACCTCCATACAGAAGTTGCTAAAGGTATTATGCCGCGTCTCGGGTGGACAGGTGACCCACACGGAGATCGGGTACTTGCCGAGCGGCCACATTATCGTCAACACTCGTTACGCTACATGGCGAAGCGACTCGGCCACGGCTCTAATTACATGGGACAGCCCAGCACTATGGCATTTCACTCTAAAATGCCCGTCCAAGTTATCAAAGATTTCCAAGAAGCGTATTTCAAGAAGTTTGAAGCTATTAAGCGATGGCACCAGTGGGTCGAAGACGAACTTAGACTCCGAGGAACTCTTACTACTATGCTTGGAATGCGTCGCTGGTTCTTTGGCAGACGCAACGATCAAGGAACCCTTAGAGAAGCCGTTGCCTACGAGCCTCAATCCGTCTCCGTCGAAATCCTCAATCGAATAATGCTGAACGTGTGGCGCTCGAACCAAGTTCAGCTTCTTTGTCAAGTTCACGACTCGTTGTTGTTTCAGTATCCGGAAGAAAAAGAGGCCGAAATTCTCCCGGAAGTCCTTAAACTCTTCGAGTACCCCGTTCGCCTTCGGGGAAACAGGAACCTTGTAATCCCAGCAGAAATTAAGACCGGATGGAACTGGGCTCCGAAATCAACAGACAATCCGCAGGGACTCAGCAAGTGGAAAAGGGCCGAGGGAGGTCTTGGATAGACTTATTCGTAGAACAGACGGCCGACACAGCATCGCCTCCAATCTTTAGAAAGTGGGCTGGTATCTCGGCTGTCGCAGGAGCAATGGAGAGGAAAATATGGGTTGTCTCTAGGGGTACTCCACTCTACCCAAATATCTACGTGATGCTTATCGGCCCACCGGGAGTGGGCAAGTCAATCATTTTGGCGCGAGTCAATCAGTTGTGGGGCTTCTTGAAGGAGCATCACAAAGGCTCGTCATCTCTAACAAGGGCGTCGTTTATCGACGAACTCGATGATGCCAAGCGACATATCCTCTTCACTGATCTCGGCAGCTATAATGCTCTCACCGCCGCTATCTCCGAAATGGGAGTCCTACTTCCAGCTTATGAGCACGCATTTATGTCAACACTCACTGACATATACGACGGGACTCCCTATAGCGAGAAGCGCCGAACAAAAGAGTTATCAATCACAATTGAAAAGCCCTACTTCAACATCATATGTGGCTCTACACCATCTTACCTGGGAAAATTCATGCCCGAAGGAGCTTGGGATCAGGGTTTCATATCTCGAAATATTATGGTATACAGTGGCGTTTCCGAACCTCGCAACCCTTTCGAATCCCCAGCTAAGGTTGATCTCACTGGACTAATCAAAGACCTTCAACTCATAGGCGAGCGCCGTGGTGAGCTAACCTTCTCAGAAGAGGCTTCCTCCGCCTTGGTATACTGGGTCTTGGCTGGTGGTCCCCCCGCTCCCGACCATCCCCGTCTCGCCTCCTACAACCCCAGACGGACTGCCCACCTTCTTAAGTTGTGTATGATATGCGCGGTAGCCTGGGGTGCTTCGCAGACGATAGAAATTGAGCATTACCAAATTGCGCTCGACTGGCTTCTCGAGGCTGAGGCCCTGATGCCTGACATCTTCCGTGCTATGATTAAAGGGGGAGATGCCCAAGCTCTTGAAGACTGCTGGCACTTTATTTGGAAGATGGCGGGTAAGGGAAATGGGCTTGTGATGGAGTCCATTGTTGCGCTGTTCCTGTCGGAACGAGTCCCCGCGCACAACGTCGAGCGGATGATGCAATTGATGGTCAGGACTGGTCATTGTGAGCACCTCTTAACACCTTCAGGACACCGAGCATTCAAGCCTCTACCAAAGCCGAAGTCTTTCTAATTCCATCGATCACTGTTCTCGAGATCAACGAGGCGTTGTGTAATCTGTTGATCGATGAAGCGTGTGTAATCGGCCGAACTCTCAATCACCTCAGGCAGGAACACCTCTTGATTAACTATATCAACTTGTTGAACAAGGGGAACTACGCGCTGAATGCGAACTCGCCAGCCGGGAGCTACTGGAGGGCCCGCGAGGGGATAGACGACGTAGCCCCCAGTCGGAGAGCCTATCCCCACCACCTCGTAACCAGTCGGCGGAATTGTGCTCAGCACTCCGGTTGGATCTTTTAGCTTGAATTGAAGCCAACTCGCCTCAAGGATCGGGAAGTCAAATGTCCACTGATTAACGGAGCCGTTCGCGAGATACGTCACGGCTGATGATTGGTTCGAGACTGTCATTTTGTCCTCTCTCGTATGGCTCTATAAACCGTTTATAGGACCATATCAGAAACCTTTGTATTGGAAGTTCCTATTACCACGAGCGCCACTTTGCTTAGTCCCAATGGGCCTCACATGACCCTCCATGAACAAGCGTTTCCACTCCCAAAAGTCACTCGGTGGAGCCACCTGCCCCGTCGAAAGCTTCTTCGTCTCCTCGAGCCACTTTCCAATTTGCCTCGTTGAGATCTTCACTCCCAACATTCCAGCAAGCTCGATCGGCGTTCGTATCGGAGGAACAAGAGTCGATGGCTGATTGATGTCCACCTTCTTCCACCACAGTTTCGTATCTCGTATAAACCTGTTCGGAGTGTCCAACATGCTCGTTGTCGGAATCGAGGCCTTGGCATGTTCACCATGCAGCGCCGCATACGACGCCTCTCGAACACCGCCGCCAACAAGGCCTCCAAAGAAACCAGCTATCTCCTTCGCCGCCGTCTTGCCCCAATGTTCATCGGACTCCTTACCACGGACGAGCCAGTGGAAATAAGCGCCAGCCCCAACATAGAAGAAGGCGGCAATCAGCCCGGCCATCACGCCTTTGCCCATCGACGCTGCTGCACTTCCGTAATTCTTCGCGTTCTGAGCATCTCTCCACTTTTCACCAGCAGCAAAACCAGCCAAGTGCATCTGATTATACATATGGTTCCAGAAGCCGAAGAATTGAGTGAACCATCTCAAATACTTATCATTTGCCAAGGCCGATTTATCCATGATTCCGCCTGCACTATGTGCCGCTCGAACCATGCGATCGCCGAGATGTCTTGCTTCCATCTCGTCAAAACCCTCGGCGATCGCTTTGTTGTATCCAGCGTGCCATGCGATAACTGCTGATCCATAATCCGTATAAGCAATCATGGATTGGCCAAGCCACTCTGCATTATACTGCATCGAGTCCCACTTCGTCCACTGACCCAATGAATAAGCAATATCCCGTTTTCTATCTCTCATTCTTATCTGGAGTTCGACCGATTTCTCAATGGCCGTCTCAGACATCTCATTGAAGTTATCAGGGTCTTTAAACATATGAGTGATAAGATCGTTGAGCTTTGACTCTCCGTAAGCATCTCCAATTGCTTTAAACGTATGCCACTTCGCCTCACCAACAGTATTAACCGCCGCAGTTGGACTATGGATAAGCATGGTCTGTGGATTAAAGCCAATATAAACCGACACAGCATTCTGCGCCAGCTTACCAAGCATCCAAGCGACGTTCTTCGCCATGTAACCGTCTGTCTTTCCTCCGTCGTTAGCTATATTCTTTAACCAAGGCTTGAACAAATCCGCTTGTTGCTTGCCGAACGCATTGAAGACCATTTTATAAAAGCGCGGATCGTTGATGATTTTCCCTGCATTAATCACAGCTTCACGGAACGAGATATCGTGGATATCCTCCTTGATCCTAACCGTCAGCTCATCGAAATTCATCGAGATCTCAAACGTCTGTCCCTGACGCTCAGCTTCAGCAACCATCCTATGCGAGTTTCCGGGCAGGGCGTCATAGATTCTCGTGTCCATAATATCAGTGGATTTCTTTGGATCAAGAAAACCTTCTCGTACTCTCATTATTGGGAAGTAGCCTCCCGTCCGCCTCTTGTTATCTATATCATGAAACTCAATCGCTTCCGGAAACTCCATTCCATATCCACGAGTCCGTTGATACGCCAAGTTCCTCCTCGTGTTTATCTCCTGCTCATACATCCTCCAGATATTCTCAACGAAGTCCCATCTTTGCTTGGTCATATTCCTTATGAGCCAGTCGTTGATAATCGTCGGATCAGTTTTGAGCGTGTCAGCCATAAGCTGACGATTCATCTCATTGCCCCAATTCATAGCAATCATCAGCATCTCAGAAACTTTAATCTGCCTAAGCTCTCCATTCGGCGCATAAAGGATGTCGTTCTTAACAAGCTTATCGAGTCCATTCATCTTGTGACCATTCGGCCCGTACCACTCACCGTGATCCACCTTCTGCAAAAACCTCGAAACAGCCTTTTCAAAATCCTGCTTAAACTTCTGAGCATTCTTCATCGGAGTTATTAACGTCCGGTGCCAAATCCCCTTATCACTCAGCCGATCCATCTTTCGAGTCATCGTCTCGACTTTTAAGTGATTCGCATTAACTCCCTTAACAAACTGCCAAGTCCCCTCCTTCGGCTGAAGTGTATCACCAAACTTGTCGAAGCCCCGAATGTCAATCAAGCTCGCTAACTGCTCTTCTCCGGTCTTAATCACTTCATCAAGATGCAGTTGTGCATCACGCTCGCCAACGAGCTTCTCCGTCTTTCCTAAATGCAGAAGTGATTTGAGAACTTGATTAAACTCATCAAAGCGGCCGTTCTTCATATCCATCAGATCGGTGATGGGAACGGCTGCCTCAGCGAGATAAGCCGGGTACGGAGTTGTAAAGCCATTCGCCTCAGCCTCTGCCTTCAACCATTTATAAAGGTCTTGCTCCCCCTTCAATCCAGCTATATCCGATTGCAACACCTCTGGAGTGCGGGCACCGGGATCAAGTCCACTTCGTACAAGCAGCTGAAGCAACCGAGTGTTGTACTCCGGAGAAAGGTTCTTGACTCGTCTCGATCGAGTCAATTTCCCAATATCCATCTTCGCTCGATTAACTTCCTTCTTCACCTCCATCGCCGCTTTCGCCAGCATGGCTTGTTGGAGTTGATGCTTCTTCGCTTGAAGTGCTCCAGCCAAATCCCCCGCATCTTTAAACTCTTTGGCCTCGCGCCCATGCTTTCCAGCTAAATTCTGGAACATCTTCGAGTTCGATGCCATCTCGTTCGTCATATCCCGCATACGCTCTTTCACGACCTTCAGAAGCGCCGGGAGACCAATCAGTTCCGCTCCTGTCAAGTTCGCGAGGGTATCAAGCTCATCCTTCAGAACAATCATCTGTGCATGATTGAAGGCGGCCGCTTCGGAGTTCTCTGCAATAATCTTATCCAAGTTTCCATACTGCTCCATCATCCGCTTATCAAGTTCTTGATTCACCAGCTTATTAAATCGCTTCGCCCTTCCTTCCTTTGTCTCCTTCAGCGAGTTCCGATAATCAAGCAGCTGAAGCAGCATATCCGCCGCGGTCGAGTAGTTAAACATCGAGGCCATCATATCAGCGGATATCGCATTCGCCGCTTCAGCGTCCTTCGCCCATCTGATCCCCTTCATCAGTACGTGGTCGCTTAAATTCCCCTCAATGCCCATCGCCTCGAGTTCAGCCTTCGTGAAAACACCGTCAACTTCATCTCTAACAAGCCGAACATTAGGAGCGTTCTCACCAAGCGCCCTTGACTTCCCAGTCCTCAGATATTCATCAGCTACGATCACGGGCGTTTCCGAGACTTCCTGCTCAACCTCCGGCCTCATCCTTTCTCTATTCTCATTCCAACGAGTCGATTCCTTCAGCTCCGTCACTTGCCGCGCCGCTTGCAAGACTGACGTAGAAATCGCAGCTTGAACATCTTGAATATGCTGGTTATCATAAGCCTGCTGTGCCGCAGTCTTACCTTCGCCTGTCGCGAACAGAGGCTCCATCGACATCAAATATCTTGATTGGTCGATCGCCTGTGCTGTGGCCCGAGCCGCCAGCTGTGCATCCTTATCACCAAGTCCATTCACAACCGCAGTCGTCTGCTCCTTCAACAGCTGTGTACCGAGCGCCGCAAGCGCAGCGTTTGCGTGGTCGTTAATGCTCTTGATAATCTTTTCATCAGTGATTCCAGTGAGCTTCGACTCCTCCGTAATGAAGGTCCGCATCTGAGCTTTATTTCGCGGTCCACGAACAAGCGCTCGAATAAGGATCGCCTCTCCAACATTTTCAGGCACCGTGTTCGCCATCAAAGTACGAAGATGGTCAAGCAGCGTAATCGTTTCCGGCTTGCCGATCTCGGCGTTGAGGTCAGGCGTCTTCGTAACTGTTATTCGAAGCGGAGCGCGCTGAGGCATTGGCGTGACTTCATACACGAAGCCAGCGGTTGCGTTCGTCGCTCCTTTCTTATCAATCGTGCTGCCTTCAGCGGTTTTAACTTCGTAACCCCTTCGCTGTAGAGCATCGTAGACTCGCATTGCATCGGGCGAGACTGCCATATCCGAGCGCAGCTTAAGCCCAAGCTCAGCGGCGACCCTCAACGCCTGCTCATAAAGATTAACTGCAACACCTTGGCCCCTTCTTTCCTCGCCAACAGTCGCTATGCCAACATGCAGCACGTCGCCTTCGACTCGAGCGGAAAGAATGTCGCCACGGTTGGCTGGATTGCGGAAGATGATATGCCCTTTTTCGTCTGGCTTTGGTAGGGCTTCAGCAACCTGCTCGATCCCCGACGGCGGCATCTCAGTCGTGACTTGTGCAGGATCAAGCTGAATCGCCTCGGGCTTCGGCGAAGTCGTCGCTCGTTGCAGTGGCTTGATCTTCAGCAGATTCCGGAGGTTCTCAGCTTGTATCCAAGCCTCAAACTGATCAGTAGTCGGCACCTCCTGCTTCTTCCCCAAGAAGCGATCAATCAGACTCTGTGCCCCTTGCACAGCCTCAGGCGGGATCGGAATGTTTTGAGCGGGAATATCGCCGACACCTGGGATCGACACGGGCGGCGTAGCTACCTTATCCCCGATCCGAGCCTCGGGGACTTGATTAGGGTCGATCCCAAAGATCGCCTGCATCAAGTCCACATCCGGGATATTCTCCTTCGGCGGAAGTGGAGGCTGTCCCGGCTGTTGGGCTTGTTGCTGAGCCGCAATCTGCGCCGCTTCTCTTTCCCTTCGCCTAACCTCAGCTTGATGAACCTTCAGCGCCTCACTCGGCGACAACGAGCTGTCCCCTTGCCGCACTCCATCCCGCATCTGCTTATAAACTTCAATATCGAGGTTCGCCACAAAGTCGCTTTGCTTAACTCGAATCTCCGTTCCAATCTCTTGAGCGTTCGCAAGCTGTTTGTCGAACTCAGGAATGAAGCCAAGTTTATCTCTAAACTGAACAGCAACGACCGGATCGACGTAGAGTGTAGGATCGGGCGCTTGCTTCGACAAGGCAAGAGCGAAGTGCTGCGGTGAAATCTCCCTCGTCCGGTTCTCAGCTGAATCCGCGAACAGTTGATCCAGCTTCTGTTGATTTCCAAGGGCGTGCTGAGCAGCGAGCGAATCCCCTGTTCGAGTCCCACGGAACTTAATATTTGCTGGAACACCAATCCCCGTAGCAAGGATAACGCCGTCCATGAAACTCTGGGCAACCTCGACCCCAAGCTTCGCTGTTTCTTCTAAGCTATTGAAGATCGTCGGGAGCGGCTTGCTTCCAGCCGTCTTCGCGATGTTCTCAGCCAAAGCCTCGGCCAACTTCTGTCCAGCATTGATAACACCACCTTCCGCCTGTGTCTTCACCACCTCCTTAACAAACGTCTTGAGTGAATCCCTACCAGCCTCCGTCGACAGCAGATTCCGGATAATCTTATCAACTCCGGAAATAACCATCTTGCCGCCCTGAGCCTCGAGCACACCAACGGTCAAGCCTCCGCCAACGGCAATCACCTGCTTCTCAAACGGAGTCAAACCCTCGATCTTCTCGATGTTCAGATAAATGTTACCTGTCGAAGACACCGCAGCAACAGTGGCGAAGCCGTGGACTAAGCCAACTGCCGCACCACCAGTGAACCCCGCGGCCGTGCCAATAGCTGTACCAACACCGGGGATCGCAGCAGTACCACCAATAGCTCCAATCGCCGAGCCTGTGGCTGTACCGGCGACAGTGTGCAATCCGACTGTCGGCAATCCTTCAGCGGTGCCACCAAGAAAGCCGCCGACCAAGTTCCTCAAGTAATTCGCAACACCTGAAGCCTCCGGCCTAGCCGCTTGAATCATTTGAAGCCGCTGGATCTCCGGCCTCAACAATGCAGCTGACGCTTCATCAGCCTTCATCAAGTCCGCGCCAAGCAGACCAAGCCTCGTCGCTATCCTTCCTTGATTATATGCCTCAGACCAGTTAACGACCCGCTCTCCGGGTCGATCCGGCGGTATTAGAGTATCGTAGAGAACGCCAAGTGGATTAACCTCTCTTTGCCATGACCAAGCCTGCGCGATCGATTTCGTGATCTTATCAAGCGCACCCAAGTCGTCTTTGCTGACAGCCGCCGCATCCGGGCTCGAGAGAACATAATCTCTTATCGCCGGATTCGTCTGGACAATCTGTGTATCCCGTCTCGAGTTAAAATCCCTTTCCCAAGCATCAGGATCAACAGCAATCAGCGCCGGATCGACGTTATGCTCCCTTGAGAGCCTTAACGCCTTCTCCATCTTCGCCTTATCAGCGTCTTCGTTCCCAACAATCGAGGCTTGTGCTCGCTGCGTCTTTGAAGCATCGGACTCAACAAACGGGTCAGGCTCTGTATCAGCCTGCGCCATCTGCACAAGCGAGACAATCGGCTTCGGCTTCCGAAGTGGCTCGTTCGGATCGGTGATCTCAGTCGGGTCAACGATATCTGTTAGGGCCACGGCTGGTATTTCCTTCTATACTCGAGCACTTCCGGCCGGTTCAGCCGCCATTGCCAAACAAGCTCTGGTCGAATCTCGTCGATCTTTTTAACTTGATCGTAGGGGAACCGAGCATTCCACTCATCAATCATCTCTCTTTGGTCGATCGGACTCATCTCCTTCTCAAAGTCACGAATCCGCGTCTCATTTGTCGTGATTGGAGTACCCCAGAATTTAAGTCCGGGCTTCTTAACTACTTCCTCTCTCAGTATCCCATTGACCATCTGTTTCGTTTCTTCTTCACTCGGATATGACTTTGTTGGATTCCTCTCTTGCCAATAACGCAGTTGACCCATCAGCCGCTCTTTAAACTTTATGAAGATTGGATTATCTTGTTTTCCTTGTGTATCAAGAAACTCATTAATCTGGGCTCGTTCCAGTTGGAACCTTACCTCGCGACTGTCAATAATGTTATTCAGTCGTTTTACCTCCGCGTCACCATTAGCCCCATTCGTCAGCATATTCTCACGAAGCTTCTTAAGACCAGCGTGCATCGACTTCGGCCACTCAGACAAGTCCATATTCCGCAATATCTCAGGGTCTTTTGAAGCCGCCACACGCAGAGCATCCATTCGATTAAAGTCCTCTGGAGTCGGCGGCCGATTTGCATTCGTCTGGTTCATCTTCTCAATCTGCCCCCGCATCCGCTCCTGCTCAGGCCCCGTCATCGCTCGGAACTGCGCAGCCGACTTCGGATCGTCCCAGATCTCTTGTTCACTCTTAATCGGGGGCTTCTTATCCTTTCCAAAGATTTTATCCTCGAGATCAGTTTTCGCCGTATTATGAGCATCAACCTTTTCCTGCTTCATCCGCTCATATTCAGCTCGAAGGTTCGTCTCAAACGCTCTCCCAAGCGAGGGATCATGTCCTTCAGCCTGAGCATCATCTTTATACTCTTTGATAATTCGATTCACCTCTGATAACGGAGTCTCAGCCGTGATTGGCTTCGGTTCAAAAACAGGCGGTGGCTCGACAGCCGCCGACTTCGCTTGAGCATACTTCTGTCCAGCTTGAACTCCGCTTGGCTCCGCATCTGAGACTACTGTCCCACCACCAGTAGAAGTCCCTCGATAACCGCCTCCCGGTCGTGCGGAGACTCCAACATCATGCCCACCATCAGCAAGCCCACGTTCAATCGCAGCCTTTTCCGCAGGCGTCGATTGTCTCGAGTAAACGCCAAGCCCCTTTCCTTCCTCTCCGCTCGCTCCAGTCAATCCTATATGGACCTTGAGTCCGTCACCGCCCATATAGCCTGTGCCGGTCCCACCAGCACCAAGCCGTGCTGTTTCCTCAAGGAACTTCAGCCGCCTTGGATCATCTCTATTCGTTATCAAGTTTCCATTCAAATCAAGTATATCACCATCAGTGGCCTTGCCATCATTATGACGAACAGTCCCTGTCCAGCCGCCGGGCTTTTTATACATAGCTGGATTGCGATCGCTCGTTTGGCCTGCTGAAGTGATCCTAAAGATAACACCAGCTACTGGACCCGCCTTCTCATAAATATCCACCAGCGTTGGATGAGGCGGAACTGCCGATCGTATCCGCCCTTTCCAAGCATGAATAACGCTCGAGCCCGGAGCCGCTTTAGCATCTGGATCGCCCTTTGCTAAGTTCTGGGCATAACCCATAAAGGACTTCGCAGGCGCATCAGTGACGTCATCACGTTCCTCAACCTTATCCTCATCTTCATACTCTGGAGTTTCCTCTGTCTTCCCGACAGGCACTGGTTTTGCATCAACTGCAACACCCATCTTCCCTGTAATCTTCGCCGCCCTCGCTCCATACCACTTGCCCCAGCCGTTCTTCACAACTTCATTCAGTGCGTAGTCAACGCCCTCTTTCCATGTACTTGGGTCACTCGGGTCTTTTTTATGATCGCGCTTGAAATCACCACCTAAGCCTGGAGGCCGCTTCGCATCACCAGTGAATAACTGGAACGGCCCCCACGAGTTCTCACCGGGAACCGTTGACTTCCAGTTCGACATTCCCTCGCGCCAAGCGACCTCGAGCGCAGTCCCCGGATCAATTCCTCGAATCCGAGCGGCCTTGACGATATAGTGCTCAACAACGGCCGTCGTCACGCCTGGTGCGTAGCCGGGGATAACTTGTGCCGGTCGGCCAGTCGGCCCGTGTGTCGGTGCAGGCTCGGACTTCGGCCGCCGCTGCTTCAGATCGCGCAGTTGCTCCGGAGTCCACTTCTTATCTCCATACTTCTCCTTCTGTTGTGCGCTCAGTTCCTTCGCATACTTCTCCGCCGCCTCAGGTGTTTCAAACTCACCTAAATGCTCACCAGTCTTTTTGTAATGTTCAACAGCCTCATCTTCCGAAAGCCGCTTCCCATCCACCACAGTTGGAATCAGGACTTCCTTACCGTCGAAGTTCTTTGAGATCGAACTCTCGGTGCTAATCGTCCCATCTTCATTCTCGACAGGAATACGAGCATCAAGATCAATGTTCCCTTCCTTGAGAAGCCCCGGAGCAACGGGCATCTCTGCTGTCTTGGCCTTGGTCTCTGGATCGGCCACCCTGCGCGAGGCACTGATGTCCGTCGGAGCTTCATCAAGCGATGATTTCTTATCTGGGGCCTTCGGCTCAGTCGGAATCGCACCCGGCTTACTCGTCTCAGGCGGCCCTGTCGGAGCAAGTGGTTTCGGTGGAATCTCTCGCCGTGGCGGCGGTACTGGCTTTTCGCCCTTTATCGCAGAATCCACTCCCTGTTTACCAGTTCGTGCAGCATGGCCTTTCGTGATCGCCTCTTGAACAGCATCACGAGCCTCTTTATTCATATGACGCTGATATTTGTCATAATACTTTTGAGCGTCAACCGGATGGTATTGAGCCATATTCCCGATAAAGCTCGAGATTGTTTTACTTCGCCGATTATGCTGCTCAACCGGAACCCGCTCCTCAGACCATAAATTCCTCTTCCCTTTCGCAGATGTTTCATTATCAGTAATTGTAATTGCCTCTTTCAAATCCTCCTCACTCATTGAAACCCTTGCTTTTTCCTCCGCAGCTTGCATCCGTGCTTCACCAGAATCATCTGCATATTTAATAACTTGTTTCGTCGTATGCTCAAAACCCCTCAACCACGAGTCCCTATATCGACCAGTAGTACTCCGCGAAACAATTCGCCCAGTTGGTGTGCTTTCTCCGCCAGCTGCTTTGATTGCATTCTCCTTAATCTGCTGCCTTTCCTTCTCAATCGCGTCCGCTTGTTCAACAGCCGTCTTTCCATCCATCATGCTAAAGCGTGTATCCAACTCCGTATACTTCTTCATCGTGTCAGTATCAATATCACGCGCAGCCGCTTGCTCCGTCTCATGCTTATTCTTTGAGTCAATAGCACTGAGGGCGTCACCAAAGCCTGAAATAGCTTGACCAAGGCCAACCAAGGCCCTGCCCTTAGCCGCTCCAAACATTTCATCAGTTGTCTTGATGTTTTGCCAAGCCGCAGGTGGTGGCTTCGACTCAACAGTCGTCGTCCCCGTATAAGGCACATTCAACAATGATGCTCTTGGCATTAGGTCAGACTCCCTCCACCACCAAACCCGCCACTATCACCCCACTTCCCAGCTACCTTACCAAGCCCACCAATCAAGCTCCCAAGCATCGCGATCTTCCCAGCTTCTTTCGCTTGACTCGCCTGCATTCGGTAAAGCCCAGCTTGCGCCTTTTGATTCCCAGCCTCAACATCAAAACCCCAGGCTCTTCGCTCAGCATTTGATTGGACAGTCAGTGCATCGAGGCGCGCGATTTCGGCTTGACTCGCTTGAACCTCAAGCGGCGAACCAGAATCAACCTCCACTCCAGAGGCCCCGAAAATCGCTTTTTGCTGTCCCAAAAGTTGGGCCGACTTCAGATCCTGCTGCTGTGCCTCCACAGCGCCCTCTTGCCTCGAGAGCGCCGCCTGCTGATTCGCAACAATCTCATTGTTCCGCGCCACTTGCGCTTGATAGTTCGCCTGATCAGCTTGCGCGTCCGCTTGCTGTTTCGCGCCCATAGCGCTGACAACAGAGCCAGCTAAACTCGCAACGACGCCTATGATGCCAATAGCGGCTGCCATCTGTCCTCTCCTCTCAACCACTCAAGTTTTTCGGTCTTGAAAGACTCTTTAGTTATCGAGTAAGTTCTAAACTTAATCCCATACATCCTCGTCACGCCCTCCCGAGTAAAGCCTAGATACTCGAGCCACCGTTGACTAAGCTCACTCTTAAACGGCGCGATGACACTTACCTTATCATATTGATCTAACAAGTCCCACGCATAGACAGTGGAGACTCGAACGAATGAAACCCAATGCTTCTCAACCAGCTTCGTCGTCAGCATCCAGACGTAGGCGTGGTTGCTCAGGATACTAATCACCCGCACTCCATAGATCAAAGCCAGCTCACCATCGACATAACCACTCCAAACATCCCTTGAGCCCTCAACTGCCTGCTTCAGTGCCGTCTCCTCCTCACCAGCAACGATGAAAAGCTCATTGCGTGAGAAGTCACGTAGGTTTGACAGAATGATCTCCAGATCAGCCTCCGTCGTCTTCCGCCGCTCCAGCGTACTGATCTTAATCATCGCCAATCACCGCTTCAGGAATGACAGCAATAATATTGGCTGGAAGGCCGTTGACCGAGCGAATGCAGATTTGGCCCTCCTCAGACCACAATGGATCGAGCACAAGATCCAGATCTCCACTATGCAACGAAGCTGGTTCGCCGGATATCACTGACGGAGCCAAGTCCTTTATCTCCGTCAATGTCTTGAACGAGGTTCCAGCCCACAAACCTCGCGTATCCGCGACTCGCACCGTTAGGTGCGGGAGCTTCTTCATCCGCGTCTGGATCGTTGGTTGACTCTCGAGCCTTAGCGTCTGAATCTCAGCATCGTAACCAAGTCCAACTATAACAATTGCGGCTGACGTATCCAGTTGAATAGTCCCGTTCCGCACAATTTTGTCGCTTTGCATCTTCCCATCACCATAGACAGAAACTGTGCAACCTTCGAGGTGGCTAAGTCCTGCAACAGCATTATAAATCCAGTGATATTCCCAATCACCAGGCTCTTGTGGATTAATAAACTCCGTTCGTGTTTCCTCAAATATATAAGTGTCTACCGCAGCAACAATCTGTTTTGTTCTTACTACAGCTGTGCTCAAGACCGAATGAATTCGAAACTTCCCACCAGCAGCGAAGATGTGGCCTCCAATCCAGCCTGCATGGAAATAGCCCAAAGTCACATTATCCACAGAGAAATCAACATTCTCTTTATCCGCCAAAGAACCGCTGGTCAGTCGTGCCCAACCCTTCCCACCAGTTGTTGTTAATGCACAGTCAAGAAACCAAGACTTTTCAATCGTCCGGTCTGATCTCGGCTGCATCTGCTCAATAAAAACATGCCTCACTCCGTTCGGCAGCGACCGTTCAACAGCTATATAAATAACATCCTTATTCCCCTCTCGAACGGAGCCAACAGCCAAAACCTTTCCCGCTGTTTGATGCTGTGCCCAGCCTGCGACCTCTTGCTCCTTCAAAAACGTCATGCTCAGTAAAATCCCGTCATCCCTCACACACCAAATCACTTTATCAGGCTCTTCAGCATAAGCCCAACTCTTAATCGTGTGATTGTTGAAGAGGTGACTCGATAGAACAGTGATATCAGCACCAGTGTAGATGTTGGCGAAGAAGTTGTAGCTGAGGTTGCGGACGACGGAGCCCGCTGACTGGATGAACAAGATTTCATATCCAATAACGATGGGCTGGAGATCACCACAGCCGTTGAAGGCTTGAGGCGTTGCCATCACCTGCGTTGGTGTGACTGGAGCGAATTGTTGTGTTCCGCTCAACTGCCAAGCGCCGCCGGAGGTTAAGATCACCAAGCCTCCTGGCATCGGGATCATATACTTGATTGCATTTAGCTGTTGTGAGGCAAGGGTGAACTCGAATGAGTCACCGTCGTTGAGTGGAATGCTCGTGTCGAAGTTATGGAACGCTCCAGGCTTCGAGCCCCAGATCGTGGCTGGATCATTCGTCGAGCCTGCGAACAAAAGCCGCTGTTGATAATAAGCAACAGCCCCTGGATAAGTCCCTGTCGTCGGTCCGAGAATAGGATAGGCTGCCGCCTGTTGTCCTGAAGGATCTCCAAGATTTGGAGGGCCTATATAAACCCAAGGAGCTACATAACCACCACCTCCATAAAGGCGATGGGCATTAAGGATAGACGAAAAAGTTACTGCGCCCCAGAAATAAGCACCTCCTCCCTGTCCAGTGTAATCAAAGATCTGCATGTCTGGATAGTGGCTGTAACCGTAGCCACCATTCGATATTATAACTTCTTTAATCTGCCCAGGAGTGAAGGGGTCGTTGTGGATCGGAGGCCCTTTTGTGTAGTTGGGCAGGATGTTCGTGTCTGTAAACGAAGTATTTGTTGTGCTCCCCAAAAAGCCCATTCGAGTGCCGTTCGAAATCTGGGCGTTGACTCCAACAGTCGCCTTATAGACGTTGAAATACTGCGTTCCCGTCACCTGATTCCAATAAATCGTCATTGTCACTCGATGGACCGCCATATCCAAGACGTTATCCAGTCGAGCGATTCCACTCAATCGACTTTCAGCTCCATCTGGACCTACTGACGTTACAGCATAACCATAATTGACATAAGCCGCTGAGGCCGCATCAATACTCCCTGTTGACACAGCAGAAAGCCAAACACCTTGAACCATAGGATTAGTTTGATCACCAATGCTGAATCCTCGAAACACCCAGTTCGCGTGACCAAAGCGAACAATCTCAATCGGCTGAAATCTTGGGTGCGTGATAGTTATCGTGTCTCCGCTTTGTGTCCACTTGAGATATTTTAGCTCGTGTGTAGGGTAGAAAGTCCCAATCTGATAAATATTTCCGCTTGCATCAAGAACGTAGCCTCCATTTGTGATAAATCTGGTGTAGCCGTGGCCCATTTCAAGCAAATAAGTTTGGGAGGAGCTGAATGTGAACGGAATGAAGACGATATCACTCCAAGCCCATCCCGCATACCCAACAAACTTCGTTCCCGCCCGTTTTGCCGCTCCGCCTTTGTAGTCAACAATGAAATTCTTCATCTTGGCGAGGCCAATCTTATACTTATTAAGATCGACGCGCCCGAATAAGTGCGGAGAAAGCTCACCTGCCGAAAATGAGGACTGAATAACAGGCGCGGCCATCAGATAGAACCTCCAAACAGCGGGCCATACTCAGGCACCCACGGACCTGTGCCCATCGAAGGACCAACTCCGCGAACCCGGAGCCAATCCGGCACCAGATCGATCACATTCAGCCCTTCATTCGCGTTCTTGACTCGAGCATCCAAGATCATGCTGTTCGCAAGCTTCGTCAAAGCGTCCAGCATCTTCAAATCGCCAGTCAAAGTCGTCACTAAGTTGGCGGCGAGGCCGTGAACGAACGCTCGAGTGAATGATTCCTCAAAAAGCGCCGTATCTGTGATGTCTTTCGTGTAGCAGGCGATCGCTTTTGAGGTATTTGACAAAATAACATTCTTCGGAAGCGGATTCAGTGGGTCTGTGCTGGTCGCAATCTCGAATTTCGGCATCGGCCCTAAGTGAAGATCGGGCCATTGCTGCATCGGAGCGCTCGTCAGCGGTATCGCGGGCTGTTCTGAGTGCGGGTTCGGCATCAAGTATCGAATTGCGAGCACATCACTCGGTATTCCGTAAGCATAAAGCCACGGAGGCGGCGGTTCCCAAGCTTCATTCCAGCCGTTTGTCGGTGGAGGCTGGTTTGATGGGGCCTCAACCGTTCCCCAACGCGCTCGGACGACCGGAAGCTTCGCATATGCGCGAGCGAAGCCCCAATGCGCTGCACGAAGTAGATGCATTCGGGTCGACTCGAACAAAAGCAGACACGCTCGTGCCTCATTGCTCGCTTCTGAGATCGAGGCAATCGACGAGCGAGTTCCAACCACAGCTAAAGCCTGATTACAGATCGTAGTCACATCCGCCATTTGCCTCTCCTGTGGTAGTGGGGGAGACCGAAGCCTCCCCCACCCTTCTTAGCCGTACATAGCTTGCGCCGGAGGTGGGCGCTTGCCTTTTTTCTTCTTCCCGCGTTTCGGTGGAGACTTTTTCGTGGCTGGGGCCTCCGCAGCAGCAAGAGGCCCTGGCGCACGAGACTTCCCCATAATCGAGGCGTGGAAGTCTTCTTCACCTACAAGTGACTTTGCCATCACTTCTTCAGCAGCGGCGGGGGTTCAGTCGGCTTGGGCGTCTTAGCCCCTGCTTGCGCTCGGGCCAAATCAACCAGAGCGCTCTGAACCTCGGGCTCCAGATACAGAAGCCCAAGCTGTGGCGCAGGCGGATACTTGTTCGGGAGCGCATCCCGCATTTTCTCCACCTCGGCCTTGCCCTCGTCGTCGAGTCCCTCCATCTCTGGAGTAACTCCACCCTCGGCGATCGGGTACGAAGTCTCGTCACCAACGATCGTCCCCTCCGCGAGAAGCTGATCGGCGATGTAGTGCTTCGAAAGCAGTCGATACTTTGCCATGTGTCACCTCAGTTCGTAACAACGATGCCAGGCGGATACGCGTAGTTCTGCTGGCGATCAAGGATAAGTCCGGAGGTGAGCTTGCCCGTCAGCATTGGGCCTGTCCCAACGATGTAGTTCAGGCGCAGGTAACGAGGCATCGGATCACCGGGGTTCGGGCTCGGCCAAGTGATCTGGAACGGATTGCGTCCAGCGGTCAATTGGGCGAGTGTGAACGCGATCGACTCTGCATAAGTCGTGAAAGTCGTATTGTCCGCAGAGCCTTGAGCTTGCACTTGCAGCGTCCCCGCACCACCGGCAGTGAACGTCACCGTCGGCTGGACGAGAAGCTGAAGTGGATAACCCGGAGCGATGTCACGGGCATTCAGCAGATCAATCACGTTCGCACTGACACCAGTGGCCGTGATGGAGCTGTTGTTGTCGAACAGCAGAAGACCGTCCAAAATCATCTTGCATCTCCTTTGGGACTGGTATGGTCCTATAAACCGTTTATAGAACCCTACACAACCCTCGCTTCGTTGTTGACGATGGCGTCACAAGTCTTGATCGGAATGCCCCTGAACATGGTGCAGACCTTCCCATCATACTCACCGATGGAGAGCAAGACGTTCTTCTTGTCAACCGCCTGGATATCGAGCCAGGTACGGATCGTTCGGTTGCAGTAGATCGCGGTTCGGCCCATCGAGTTCGACACTGATGGTGAATCGCTCTTCTGCACTGCCTGAGCCTGCGCCGACGCCACCGGGAGCTTGTAAAGCCCACGGATGAGCGCACGGAGAAGATCAGGAGGTGTGCCGCCTGCGAGAAGCGTCACGTCGATGTTGCACAGACGAACGGCGAACCGCCAATCTCGCACCGTCAGGCCGCACTCCCACTTGAAGTGATCCCGATAGGCTTGATAAGTGTTTCCGTTCACATCCTGCACAGGCCACTCGCCCATGTCCCTGTGTTGCAGGCCAGACATCTTGCCCTTCGGGAAGATGCCGTGCATCGTCTCACTGCCCCACGTCACGATCCAGATGGAAGTATTCGTACCACCTGTTCCGCCGAGGTCGATCACATTGTTCGCAGTCTGCGCGTTCGCCGGCAGCACCGTATTGTAACGAGGTGCCAGTCCCATGAACCGCTCCGGGTTCACCGAAGTGTTCCCATAGAAAACGGTCTGTGAGACCTGTTGGTTCATGCCCTCGAGAAAGGCTTTCACCTCCGAGAACCTGAACTCCGGCGTATTGCCGTTCAGATCAGCGATGTCCTTGTCGACGACGCTGTACGTTTCCAGATTCCCGCACGAGTCGGTGATCTGGGCAGTGGTGGACTTGCCGTTCGGAACGCCGTAGTTCAGCAAGCGCCACGTTGCCGCTGGCAGACCAGTGCGGACTGTCGTCCGGTGGCCGGTCGGCAAGTTGCCTTGGACGAACAGCATATCATCCAAGATCTCATTCGTCTGTGACAACAGCTCAATGATCGTAGCGATCTTGTAGTTGTCGTCCACTCGCTTGGCCCAATCAGCAAGGGTCAAGGCAGTTGCGCCAATAACAGGCATCGGTTAGTCTCCTCGATTTTTGACCAGATGGGGATACAACGCGGCTCCCGGAGAGTCTGGCTTCGTTGATTGCGAGGGATTTCCCTGGACCGGACCTGGTTCCGCTAATGCTCGCGACATGCGGTAGAAGGTTCGGATGATAGCGGGGTTATTCCCCGCACCAGTATAATCCAACGCTTGCCTAACTCCTGGATCGCCGTATTCACTCAGTGCAGATCCAATAACACGCTTCACTTCATCGAAGTTCTTTCCTCCCAACTCTTGGTCGGACATAACTTCGTTCTGCCACCCCTTCTGCGTATCCCGCCAAAGCTGGTACGGCTTATCAGCCGCCGATTTGACTGTCTTGGCATAAAGGTCAACGTACTCCTGCGCGGCCCCATGTTTGAGTCCGTGCTTCTTCGTGATCTCGGTGAACTCACCAAAGGCCGGGTCTTTAGTGTCAACTTTGACACCTTCCCCAAACTTCAGTTTGCCGGGATCAAAAGCCTCAGGATCGGCTGGTGGAGCCGGTTCCTTATCGAGCGTCCGTTCGCTCTTTTCATCCTCCAGATCAACTTCCTTGTCGCTTAGAAGCGACGGTGGCTCTGCGCTCTTCGCAAGCCTTTCCGCGGCCGCATTTGCAGTTCCCGGCTCAGTTGGTCCACCTGGATCAACCGGCGGCTGTTGTGTCAAGTCCGTCATTTTCCGTCTCCCGTTTAGTCAACCGTTCAAGACTCTCAAGTTCACTGGCCTCTCGCACCATTTCCAGATACCGATCTGGAGCTGCCCTCATCACATCCGACAAAAGCCTCAGGCCAATATTCCGTTCGCCTTCAGCAAAAGCCATAACCAAAGCATCGACAGTAAAAGAAGTACGCCATAGATGAGCAGCCTCGAAAAAGTCATAGACCCACGCCCTTCCCTCTCTCGAGCCCATGATCTGTTGTATAAGGGCATCCTTGATCGATTCCTCGACTTTGAGTTGCTTGATCCGATCCTTGACTTGTCTAGGGTCACTTGCATCATAACTCATGCCGGTGGCGCTCCAGCTTCAGCGCCCGCCTGTGGTCCACCAAGTCCCATCATCGCGGCGAGCGCGTTTTGCCCTCCACCCACATCGGTCTTCGACAGCACCTGAGCACCCTTAACGGCCGCGTCCGTCTGACCAAGCAACGCCGACTGTTGTTGCTGTTGCATCTTTTGTTCTCTGATCGCAGCGATCTCATCCTTCGACCTCATGATCTTCGGAGGCACTCCCATCAAATCAGCATACTCCGTTATAAACTCATCCACATTAATATTGTCAAGCACAGAAGGATCAGCAGCTGCAATGTTACCGGCCAAGCCCATGACTCGTTCCATCCCCGAGGCGCTAACCGCGCGCTGAGCTTCTGCCAGCATCGAGACATACTGGACATTCAAGCTTCTCCCACTTTGCGCTACTTCCGGCGGTGGCTCTGGCAACAGTCCCGCCCTCATCATAATCCCAAACACCCTCTCAATCACCGGATCGAGCGCCTCCTGTTCGAACCTCTCCAGAACCGGCCCAAGCATAATCAGCTTTTCTTCCCGCCTCGCATCGATCTCCGTAGCCGTCCGAACAGTATCGAGTTGGGAGATCATCATGAAGAGATCGTTGAAGAAGATCACCTTGATCCGCTCTTGAATCTCCTTAATGTCCTCCTTCAGTTCATTGATCGGAGGCTTCACCTCAAACACCGGCTTATATCCGATGTTCTGCATTCCCGAGACATACGTCACCCCACCTGGCAGAAGCGAAGCGGGTTGGTTCCGCAGCTGCACATCCGCGAGCATTGGCGGATTCACCATCTTATCAATCGCTTGGCCCTTCCTCTTAGTTTCTTGCTGTAGCTGTTTGATGTCCCCGAGAGCGTCCATAGCAGGAGATCGGCCGTAAACATCGTTAGACACCAAGTCCCAACGTGGAGCGATAACTGGCCAATCGTTATATCCGCTCCACCGCAGCGGCCCCTCATCCGTGTTCCCCCGCTCCCAATACAGTTCCACGTACTTCCACTTCCTCTCGCTCCCATCATTTGGCTCGATCAAGTGGCAAACCACGATCTCACTCGAGCGTGTCCCCGGCTGTTCATAAGCCTTCCGCGTCGATTGCGAGCAATTCTCAATCCCAAACTCCTGCACAACCTGCTTAACGGTCATCGTGAACTCACGAGCCAACACGTCCACTTCATAAGTCGGCCCTGCATCAAGATAATACTCGCCCGCGCAGGGGTTGTAGAAGCGGACGACGTTCTCGAAGTCCTCATAACAGATGCTAACGCCTGTACCAAATACCACAAGGTCGAGATACAACGTAGCCATCGCGTTGTAGAAGTTCGACTCGGCGAACACCTTCAGCATCCGCTTCTCGACCTCGGCGAGCCACAGCGATGCTGGGTTTGACGAGTCGTTTAGCTGAAGCCCTTCGATCCCCAAGCGAAACCACGGTCGAGTCGGGCTTGTGATCCCGCTCATCATCCCCGCCGCGCAGACCCGCGCAGCAATTGTCCCTGTAGAATCGATAATACCTGTGTTCAGCTGAGTCCCCCGACTCATCTCGTTCGGAGTTATCAACCATTTGTACCTCCTGGGCAACATGAAGTTCGCAAGCTCTCGCCAGTGAACCCACCAAGAGTATCGCGGAGTACGCATTGCGTTCAGACGCTGGTCTGCCCACTCAGCTCTCTCTTGGCGGGTTTTCCTAGCCATTTAAGTCCCCAACAGTGATTTGTTTTTCTCGTCATCCGTCAGAAGACCAGCAGGCTCCGCTTGTCCTGCTTCAAGTGCCCCCGCCATCTTCTGCGATGACACTCCGGGTTGAGCGAGATTAACCGACGTTGGAGTTGACTCCACCTTTTGGATGGGAGCCTCCGTCACCGGCGGCGTGTAAGGTTGATCGTTTCCACCAAACATCTTAATCACCTAAGAGTGATTTGCTGCTGGTCGTAGCGGGCGTTGAGAGCCCTCCACTTCCCGTAGCAACGGTTGACCCAATTCCAGTCCGCCCCTTCGACCGAGTTGCCTGCCCCGCTTCAATCACAGTCGTATCGGCCGGGGTCGGCGCAGTCGGAGGCGGAGGCGGTGGCTTCGGTGGGGGTGGTGCTGATGATCCTCCTCCTCCAAACATTTAGTCCTCCTTCTTCTTCAGCAGCGGATTTGGATTGGACTTCGGGGGTGTCACACCTTGCCCCACATTCGCCTTCCGAGAAGTCGAAGCAGGATCGATGAACTCCGGATCATTGAAGTTTCCAAGGATCGGATTATCTCCGAACTCAACTCCCCTAATCACGAACGACTCCTGTTGATCAGGGAACACACGCAAGTTAACCGTCTTGGTGTCTTCGCTGATCCAGGTCACGAGCGCCGCACTCAGTGTCCCCGGTCCAACCCTCGCCAGCACTTCCTTCGGTGCCGCTTGCATATCGGTCGGGGCCTTATACGTTCCACAGGTTCCAACTGCCGTCATCCTCACCTCCTGTTAATCGAGACACGCATTTGTAGTTATAACGATCTGGCGAACTCGGCCCGCCACAGCCGTCTCCGTGATTCGCCTCGTCTGATCGATCTTGCCCCCGAGGCAGGGCCTTTCAACCAAGGGCTCTTGATAAACCCACTGTCCACGACAACCGGAAAGAAACAACAGTGTGATAATCAAGAGCGCCCTCATTTGCATTTCTGGATCACCTCTGCTAACAGCTTATCACGTTCCGTCGCCCTCTCGGCGAGGCCATGAAGCATGTACCAAACGATTCCCAGACACATTATATTTATGATAACAACAGGCAAGGCAAGCGGTTGGTTCTTCAACGCGTCCGCAAGCGTGTGAGCAACCTTGCCTGTTGCGTGGATCATCTAGCTTCCAGCTCCTCCACCCTTGCTTTCAGTTCCTTCACCGCATTGATCAGCGCGAACACGATGGGACCAGTGTCGAGCGTCCGCAAGTCTTGCACTTCAACACCGTCGATGAAGCCTTTGCCTGATTTGACTATCTCTGGCATTGGCACTTCAGCTTGTTGAGCAACTAGACCGATGAACTCTGTCTGTGCAACAGCTGCGCCGTAGTGCATTGATGTCTCGTAAGGTACTACAACAGCTTCCTTACTCTTCGGCAGCATCTTGCCATCATCACCCATCTTCATCGGATTGGCGGGATGCACGTCAGTCTCATTGCCTTTGAATGTGTAGCGCACTGGCTGTAGTGCAGCTATAGCATCGAGGCCGTTGATGTAATCACCAAGCACATTCTTGATGCGTTCATCTGAATAAGCAACGAATGGACCGCCAACTGTGGTGTAGCAGTAATCACCACGAAAGTCCATCATGTAGCCGCCACTCTCCAAGCGTATGCCTGCCCATGCACCGGGTACGTGCATAGCATTCACAAACATCGGATAGATGTTAGGATTAGCTCGAACCATGTAGCCGACGTAGAAACCTCCACCATCTAATACGTTGTCTAGGTTCACACCACCAGCACCGCAGTAGAGAGCATTCACGCAACGAATGTAATTCCCTGCGTACATAGTGCCGTCAGTGTTGACGGACGAATTACCATGCACAGAGCCAGCACCGAGTGAACCACCTACCGATCCATTGCCTGACATAGAGAGGGTGACACCGTACACACCAGCAGCAGCAGTCAAATTGGCTGCTTGTAGATTGGCTGCTATTTCGACAAGACCATTTGCACGATTGATCTTCACAGCATTAGTGATACCAACACCGTCGTCTCCATGACGGTCGATTGTAAAGTTGCTGCCTGCGTTGCTACCTGTCTCGGCTTCGTTCGAGCCGAGTTGTATAGCCCAACGAATAAGGTCATTCGTCTTGCCGTAGAGTGCAGCAGTCTGACCACCTCCTGTTCTGTTGAGTGATATCGTAGGATTTGCATACGTCAGTGTCAGCCCGCCACTCATCACATCGCCGGTCTTCGAGACCTTCGAATTGATATCCGCTCCAGTCGTGACCCACTTCTCGCCGTCCCAGCGATAGACACCATAGACTTGATCGATGGCCGGAGATGTTGGAAAATCAAGCGCCATCTTTGTTCTCCATCATAGTCGGCCCGTCGTAAGCATCCGGCTCCCCGCCCTTCTCTCGCCACTCAAGATACGCCTGCCAGTCCCGATTCTTTGGCTCAGGCGGTATGCGAGCGCCATCACTCGTTCGAATCACTGATCCATCCGCAAGCGGTCCTTCAGTTATTGTGAGTTTGTACTCAGCCATCACGACATCCTCGCATCCGCACAGAACCTATGGCCCACAAGATAAGTGTGACCAACTGCCGCATTGGATATATAAGTAGCGCAACCAAAAAATGCAGCGCGGGCCACTTCATAAGCACCTATATTAGCTGATGCTTGACTATTATCAGGTATAACTGCACCAAGCGTTGGCGTTGTTCGTTTATCCACCGCGAATCTTACTTGTGCAGAACAGGGCTCGCCTACAGCATGACCATAGAACCACAGACTAAATGGAACCCACTCATAATACCGTTGACACGCCAGAAGCTCCACATCATAAGGCGGCATGATCTGTGACGAGAGCGCTGGAGTTAGGGTCTGTGTTCCAGGGAGTATAACGACGCCAGTGATTCGGAAGACGTCAGTGTTTGCGGCCACGCCGTTGACTTGCCCCGTCGCCCCCATGAAGTTCCCGGCCGTCCAAACATTCGGCGCTGTTAAGTATGTACTACCGCTGCCCATCTGAAAGATAATCGACATCCCAGGCGAGTTATTTCTCAACCACGTTCCCGCTGTATCCCCCGGAATAGTGATTGTGTTGTACTGAGCAACGCTCGGGGTATTGTGAGTATAGGTCGCGGCGTAGGAGCGATTAGGTGTTCCAGCATTCACTGCGTTCCGGATCGCTATGCTGTAAACACCGGCCCGACTGTGTGCAGACCAGAAGCCGATCGTGATTGGCTGAGCACCCGCCGTGCCCCAACTAAGCCTTCCAATGCGAGTACCCTCGATATATTGAACGATGTAAGTGAAGTCACCAGCCCCCAAAGAAGGCTGTCCCGTTGCCACAATGAGATGGAGATAATTGGCGAACCCTGGAAAAAGAGTTGGGCTGTTGTCTACAACACCAGCATTAACTACCATCGAGCCACTCTTGTGCGTAGCCCAACCATCACAAGAATAAACTACTGTCGGCCCCACAGCATTACCAGCCACCCCAAGCTCTTGGCTAATCAAAAACGAGCCGTTGATCGTCATAGAACTGTAGGCGTTTGCCGGGGCTGTCGCACCAGCAGGACCGGCCGCACCCGTAGGACCAGCTGGACCAATCACACCCTGCGGACCAGTCGGCCCCGCTGGACCCGAGCCAACCACCGCAACCCACTGCGTCGTGGAGCCGTCGTTGTAGCGGACATAGAGCGAGCCGCCGTCTGCGTCCCACCACAGCGAGTCCGAAAGTGGAGTGGGCGGCGGGTCTGGAGCCACTACAACTTTTTTGTCAACATAGCCCTTAGTCGCGGCTTGCAACGGAGCAGTTGGGTCCGCGCTGAGCGTCAGCGCCCCCGTCATAGTGTCGCCGACGATATCAACGAACTTCGCGTCCGCCTCAGCCTTTGTGTAGGAGGCCGAAGCGGCAGTCACCGCGAACCAGACTCCTCTCGTCGAAGACCACTTCCACAGTGCTCCGGGGATCGGGTTGTAAGTCGCTCCGTCCACAGGCGCGACGGGGAAGATGAACTTCGTGAACGAGGCGGGCATCGTTGCGAGGTAAGGGATTGATTCGATCCACTGCGACGTAGTGCCGTCGTTGTAGTAAGTGAACATAAGGCCCGTGGCCACGTCAAGCCACAGTGTATCAGGGAATGGGGCCGCAGGCTTTATCTCCGATACGATAATACTTGCCGAGCCGCCGCCTCCACCAGCAGCCCCATTGATCTTAACATCCACTTCTTCATTAGCCACATCATCCGTGATCTCGAGTGTAGTGTTCGCGCCCGTCACGAAGTTAACACCGCGCCTCACTCCAATAACCACTCCGTCCTTCTTAACGGAGACGCGGGCGTTATCACTCGCACCAATCGCCCCAATCGCCTCTCGCGCGGCTTGAGGGGAGGGCGCACGAACAAGCTGCTGTCCTACAGATGAAGAGTCACTAATCTCGACCACCGGATGGGAGTGTTGTGTAGGCGGGAACTCACTCGGCTTGTCGTCGATGAACTCCCACGAAACCCCGAGGCCATCCGGCAGTTGACTCGCGGGCACCTTCCCCGTTGTGTCAAGGGCCGCATATCCGCTTGGCTCCCCTCGAGCCGTGATATCCTGCTTGACATTCAGGATGTCCTGAAGCCCATTAACGTCAGTGACCGGATGTGTGTGAACACTCGGCGGGAACGTCGCGGGCTTCCCAGTAATCTCATTCCACGCCGTCCCACCTCGAACCACCCGCCATGCCTGTCGCCCCGAGTCATACTGCCACGTTACCGGGATACCCGGAGGAGTGTATTGTGCTCCGTGGAGCGGCGCGATTGGGAAGAGAATGCCCATCAGTCTCTCCTAGGCGATCGGGTTAATGTGAGCAGGCTCTACCCACACACCTTGCTGAAAGATGAAGAAGTTATTGATCGTGGTGTCGAGCCAAGCCATTCCCTCGATCGGCTGCGTCGGTTTCGTATCCGAGATAACAACCGCCGAAACACCTCCCGACCCCGCACCGCCAACAACTGGAGTCCACGCCTGATTCCTTCGACCATAAATCACTCCATCTGATGGGGCCTCGGGCAACGCCGAGTCCTCGTTAACTGAGGGCGTCCACGTCCGCTCTCGACTCAGTGCATCATCCCGCGCGACACGCACTTCGTAATAAGGCGGATACTCTCCAGCGGGATAGATGATTAGCGAAGCCTCTTCTCCGTTAACGCTCGTCACCAAACCCGAGAGAAACTGACCCGGCCCCCACCGCTCCTCATGAGCAGTGCCCGGCCTAAAGACAACTCCCTGTCCAAGTTTAACTGCCATAGCTACCTCGCAAGGTCATGCCGCGTCCCCTAGCACGGCCTTGTTCGTGAAGGGGTCATAGTCGACGCCCTCAGCAGTCGGCTGCTTGTTTCGGAACTGTGCCCACTCCCCGCCCGCGCGTGAGTTAGGCATCACGGGATAAGCAAAGGTTAGGGCAAGGGCGTCCGCAAGATCGGGCGAACCAACTCCGCGCTTCTTCATATCCTCTTTACGTTCCAGCTGGATTTCATCCCGCACGTTAAAGCCGTACTCCGGTCCCGGCAGCTCCTCCCGGAACTGTTGCATCATCTGACCTTCAGTGGGGAGGCATCCGACGTCGAGCCATTTTCGTAGAGAGAACCAGATTTCAGAACGCTTGTTTGCAGCTCGGACCCCTTCATCCATATCAGTACGATCGGATTTTCCGCCGAACTGAATGTCAAAGACGGGGACATGAAGCTGTCGCAGACGGTCGACAACGCCGCCTCCAACTCCGCCTCCGTCAATGAACACTGCGTCTGCTGAGTATTGGGCATATGCTTCCGCCACCTTCGAGGCCAGGGTCATCGTATCGACGTTTCTGAAAAGAACAGGCTCAACTGTTCTGGCGTCTCTGCCCTTTCGGAAGGCGATGCACGAAGCATCGTCACCGAAGCGAGCAACGTCAACTCCGATAATAAACGGCTCGAACGGCGAGGCTCTTGTCGGTAGCTCTCTCGTAATCGCAGCTTCAACTGTGTCGAGCCCGATGAACTGCATGGAGCCTGTTCGTGGGAAGACTCCGCGGACACGGACTCGAACGAAGTCTGAATCTTCTCCATAGTCCTTCACCCATCGTTTGAATTGCTCTTTGTTTGTGATTGAGACGGTTCTTGAGTCAACCTCGAAGGTCTTCCAGCGATAACGGAAACGGCCGAAGCACTCACGGAACCGGCCGCTGTTTCGTGTCGGGTTCCCGCAGACCATCCAAAGGATCTGAGTGTCACTATCTGTAAGAGCGCCTTCAGTTGTTTCCCAGATAACGTCTGGAATGGCTGAGGCCTCGTCGAAGATAACCAATATGCGTTTGCCCTTGTTATGAAGTCCGGCGAACGCTTCTGTGCTCCGCTCTGACCATGCGACAAGATCAATCCTCCAGCTTCGTTCCCGTTCCGGGCTCGTGTTATAGATTGCAGTGGCCGTCATCTTGAAAAATTCTCTGGCTATAAAAAGCCGGTGCCACTTCGTCAGCTCCGCCCACGTCTTCGTCTTGAGCTGGACTTCCGTATTGGCTGTGACGACCCCTCGAGTATCTTCATAAGTAGACAAAGCCCACAGTATGATCCACGCAACGAGGGCGCTCTTGCCGACACCGTGGCCAGACGCGATAGCCAATTGGATAGCTTGATTTGGTGTGAGCAGGCCGTCCCGGATCGACTCGAGCACTTTAAGTTGCCAAGACTCCGGCCCCTTGAATTTCTCGAGTTCACCCGGCTTCCCCCACTCAAACGCCCACGCGACGAAGGCCACCGGATCGTCGGAGTGCGTTCCGAGATCGGAGATCATCTTGATCCGGGTTTCGTCGAGTGTGTCCACAGACTTGATTCTCGCTTTACCTAACAGCCGTTAACCAGAAGCTCCAGATCACCGCAGCGACCGCTAAGCCAACCATAACCCCGCCGAAGAACTCCACATCAAAGCGCATCATCGAGCTACACCGAAAAGGCCGGGGGAGGAGTCAGGGCCTCCCCCGGAGTGCAGGCCGAAGGGACGTCAAGCTCGGCCATTAAGTGGAGGGCCAACGTCATTGCTGGCCCTCCGGGTCAAGGGGGGAAAGGTCCGAGATTACCTTGACCGCTACTTCCTTTGCCGCCTCTGCACGCTTCCGCGCTTCGGCCAAGCGGTCGGCGAATGAGTTAAGGTCAACATTAACATTAACGCTCTTTGTTGTCGGAGCGTGTCCTGTTCGATCGGCGAGGGTCTTGACCATTTCGAGCAAGGCCCCCGGAGTAAATTCCTCTGGACGCTCGTCCAAGCGTTCACGAAGCTCGGCGATAGCATCCAAAGAAAGAGTGGCCATCCGATCGTGGAGGTTCGCATAGGCGGCGTCCTGAGACTGACGATAGAACTCGAGAAGCTCCTTGAATGAAGGATCGTTCTGAAGCACGCTGATGCGGCTGGGGCTATAGCCGGTGATAAGGGAGGCTTCCCCCGGCTTCATCCCAGCCGCCAGCGCTCGCGCAAGCGCATGATGTGAATCACGCAACTTGGCGATGGGCCTTGACTGAACGCCACGGGGAGCGTCCAACAAGACCAGATCGGCTTCATTCAGCTCGCGCACGAAATCGGCCTCCACCTCAGAGGTTGATCGGCCAATCACCCTTGGCATTAGCTCGTCTCCACTCCACTCGAATGAACTCACGTAACCCAAGACTCGGTTGGAAGTCCGGGTACAAGGTTTTTCGAAACTCGATCTCTCCCACATCATAGGGCTTATCCACACAGAAGCTGTGATGTTTCCACAGGTAGAGAAAGGCCATGCCTGGGGCTCGTGATCCGCCCTGATTACAATGCACGAGTACCTTCTGCCCTCTTTCCAGCTCAGCATGGATGAACTCCACTCCAGCCCACACCATATCAGGGTGGAAGAACGCAGCCCGCTCCGCGTCGATCATATTAAGGATCAAGCGGTCGCTCCGTCGAGCCATGAGATACTCAGGGTCGTCCTTCGGCGCGCTTCGGCCCGTGTACCCGAGGGCTTCGCGGTGCCACGGCTCCTTCGCGCAGCAGAGCACTGACCAATCGAGGTTATCACGAACTGTTTCATAGTCCATTCCGTTCCCGACGAACAAGTTTGCGTAAACCTCAAGCACCGTACCGCCCCGATCCCTGTGCCGCTTGCGTTCGCAGCTGTTCCATCTCGAACTTCATTCGTTGAATCTCAAGCTCCAACGCAGTGACCTCGGCCTCTAGGCCGGTGACGTCCGCCTGAAGCTCCTGCCGAACGGGGCAGATCAGATCGTCCTCGAGTTTGCATTCCATTGCACTTGACCTAACAGCCGCGACAAATCGAAGGCGGCGCTGGAGGAATCGGACTTAACGGCTCGACCGACGACTCAGCGAAAGGGCTTCAGTGACCCGATCGAACCTCCCATAAACAAAGTCAGCAACGCGATCAACGCGATGAGCAAGACGATCACCCAGACGCCTTGCTTAACTTTCTCTGGGATTTGGCTTACGAAGCTTTCGATCACCCAGATCGCGAGATAAACGATCCCGCACAACACGATCAGGCCGATCAGAAACCACAGGACGCTTATTGCGATCGACAACATCTTGGCCTCCCACGAGCTGAAGCGTTCGGAACTTATGATCGCACTGTGGAAATTGCAGTGGGAAGAGGTGGGCCGTCTCGACCCAACCGCAGACCACACACTGCAAGCCCCTTCCCATCAAGTAACTCCACTTGACCTAACAGCCGTCACTTCGTCGTAGTCGTCACCAGCTTCACCGCCCACATCGCGGCCTCTTCGTAAGCCGTTTGAGCTAACGCAGCGAGGCGGGGATCGAGTTCCTTATGCTCTTCGCAGAGGTCGATCAAGTCCGCCGAATAGCGTTTCACCTTATCCACAAGCGAATCCTTCGACGGATTGAAGCTCTCCCGAACTCGGGCCGCACCAAGTGAGCCAACAACTTGAGCCATTCGTACCTCCCCTTATTCCCGTCGAGTTTGAACCTTTGTCTTGAGTCTGTCAAGACCCCTCCACAATATTTAGGACACCTCCAAGTAGCTGGTGAAGTAGCTCAGTAGCTGGATGTGAGGAGGTAAGGAGAGGTATGTCAGAAAAAACCTCTCCGATATTCTGAGGGGCAGCAAGAATCATGCCAACTCGCTTCGGCGGGGCACCCACCCTGAGTTGTAGGAATTTAGTCAAGTTGTGGAGCATATGGTCATAGGACTGTGTGCCTAAGCGAGAGGACATACGACCTAGGACTCACGACCTAGGACTCGATGCACACAACCGGATTGCAGTCATACAACCGGGCTATGGACTGCATTCCTATGATGGGAAATGAGTTTACCAAATTGGGAGAATATCCCGGACAAGTCTATGGTGTGGTTCTAGGGCTGTGCTATGGTGTTCATACCGGATCGGACTGGCCGATCCACAACGGAAAGGAGTCGCGGTCCGGCCTAGGAGTCGACCATGAAAATGACTTTGAAACTCGGCAAGGGCATCGTCCGCACTGTGGATTTGGACAGCCTTGGGTTGAACTCGATCACCGAGACTTCTTCCATCGTGGCGCGCCATGTGGTGCGGATGGGACTGGCGAACGTGATTAAGGACAGCCACGCCAATTTCAAAATCAAGGATACGCCTGACTACCTGGCCAAATCGAACGCGGCAGTCGACAACAAAATCAAGGCACTGTACGCGGGCGACATTCGGATTTCGGACGAGATCAACATGGCAGCCGCCGTTGCCAAGATGACGCTGGCGGAAGTGATGGCGACTCGCACGGAAGAAGAACAGGAGGCGTGGGCACTCGATTTGATCGCCAAATCGAAAGCCCGGAAGAAGGCGCAGTCCTAACGCACAATGCCGGTGGGGAGAAATCCCCACCGGACTTCCCCGAAACAATAGGAGGCCATAAATGGCCGGACTTATCAAAAAGACAGTGCGATGCGAATACATCACGCTGGAACCAAAGTCAGGCGGCAAGTCGTATGGCGAACTGATCGACGATCAAATCGCCGAGGCCGTTGTATCCAGCGAACGTAACTCGGACGGTGGATATGTGCAGGAGTTCAGCCTGCACTTCGAGGAAAGCGAATGGCGCGAATTGTGCCGCAGTTTCGATCGCCTCGGGGACTACAGTCCCAACCCTGGAAAGGTCAAGAAGTGAGTGGTGGGGGCGCAAGCCCCCACTTTTTTATTTGCTCGGAGTTCGGCTCCGAGCTTTTTACCGCTCCGAGCTTACCAGAGAGACCGCTCAACGGCTCCGAGTACCAGAGAGACCGTCTTAAGGCTCCGAGTCCAATCCAGAGAGAACGCTCGCAGCTTCTATAGAGGCTCCGAGTTGTTGAGAGAGAACGTATGCCCGACTCCGAGTGAACCAAAGCGCCTTCCTCCTCCGAGCCGGGACGAGAGAGAACGTATTCCCAATCCCGGCTGGTATGGTCGTATAAACGGTTTATAGAGCCATATCCGATGCTCGAACATCTATAGGGGCTCCGAGGAGCTGAACTCCGAGGGCGCGTTTGTATTCCGGTCTCGAGGTATCACTCCCTGAACTCGGTTTTCAATGTTTGGTTAACAGGTTCCCACCTCCCCTCGACTCTTCAGTCTTTTTTTTTTTTTTTTTTTTTTAGGAAAAGAAAAAGGACGCGGCACTCGGGGTTGGGGGGGTTTTTTGAAAAAACCAAAAATTAAAAACAAAAAACCCACTGCTAAATCAAATAAACCATTAAATTCCAAAAAAAATAA